TTCCAAGTGCTTCACATCAGCAAACGGCTTGTCGCCGGGCTTCAGGAAGAACTTGAGCAGAGCACCAGTATCTTCAAGTACTGTACGCTTGTACTTGTACTGGGGTACGTAGGCCTTTACAACACCTACGTGCTTGTGACGGTCCCACCTCTCGTAAGAGATAGGGCCATCCACAACTCGCACAAGACCAGGTGAATTCTCTCGGCCATCAGGAAAATGTGGCAACACCCTCCTGATGACGTCATCGAGATACTCACTAGTAGAAAGGAGTCCTCTCTGGTAACAGAGATTCCTCAGCTCCACGAGTGAAATCACCTCAGGAACGTCTGTGAGGCGGGTTGGGAACAACCTGCGGACCTTAACGATGGAAACATCATGGCCCGCAAAGTATTCCTTTCCGCAAGATTCCCTGAAGTTTCCTTCAGAGAAGCTTTTGTTCGGATTTACCTTGAAGTGATAAGCTTCAAGCGTCCGAACCACCTCATCGGCATGGTCTGTGGGGACAATAATATCGTCCCCGTAGACACGCACCACGGAACCAAAAGACTTCAAGTCTTTGGTCCGTAACTGGTAACCTAGGCTCCTTTCGATCCCTACAAAGATGATGGTTAGAAACACCATCGTCTCGATCGGGAACGTCAGAGCCGAACCCATGGATGCGAACTTGGTGAGATCGATGATCTCACCTCGTACGTCAGCTCGTGTACTCCGGCAGGCCATCACTGCATCTTTGAGATCAGTGAAGCCATGAAGAAGCCACTCAACGAGCTGAATGGAGACCCTATCCGAAGCCTCGCTAAGATCTAGCGTAGCCAGGAGACCATGCACCGAACCGTCTCGAGCCATTCTCTGATTAGGAGTTTGGTCATCGAAACTGATGAATCTTGACGTGAGATTATCACGATTTACAAGTTTCATCAACGGAATTGCTACGGCCTGTTGTGCATATTGCATGCACGTAGGTTCGACAGCAATAATGCGTGGTGTCGCCATCGTCTTGGGGACAGAAATGACCCTCACGGGCATTTCATCCCCGGGTTCGAGGAATTCCACACGGTCCAATCTATCGTGATAACGATAGTTGGGAATCAGATAGTCCGAAGACGGAAATACTGATTCTAACCTGGTGTGCCACTGTTGCAGATTGTACTTAGCGTTTCCACTAAGTCGATCCGCTGTGGCCCCAGGCCCGTGTCGCGGCAGGAGATCGCCTCTTCTGACAGTTTCGTCGAGGAGAGACAGAATCCTACCAAAAAGCATGCGAGAGATGCGAGAAAACGCCAGATAATCAGTCTGGGTCCATTCGCTTTCTTTCGCCCGGAGTTCCTGCTCACACTCAATGTACCCTCGGAAAGCGTTGTTGGTCCGTTCTGTAGAACATTCCAACTCGACTTTCCCCAAGAGTCCGGTAAGTTGCCGGACCGCCCTGACAGCGTCAGGGATCGGTACATGGAGTAGGTTACCTGTAGTCCGATTGAAGATCAGGTCCATGAAACCTCCCAGAAAAACTGGGAGAGCACCGTCACGAGCGAAGCCCGTGAAATCGGTCTGGACTACCCGCTTCCT